TGGGAGGACATGTCGAAAGATGAACCGGTGGCTCTGAAGAAAGCTCTAATTGGCAAGACGCGTTACTTCTCGTGCACTGCTAATATTGCCTACTTGGTGATGTTCCGCCAATATTTCGGTGGCTTTTGTGCCGCCGTTATGCAGAGCAAGATCAAGAACGGTTATAGCGTAGGCACTAACGTGTATGGTTCTGACTGGGATGAAACAGTGCATCACGTCACTGTGTTTGGAAAGGACAACTTATTCGCCGGAGATTTTTCGGGTTTCGACTCTTCTCACAATCGCCGTGTGAATTCTAGAGTTGTCGCTAAAATAAATAAGCATTTCTACAAGAACGCCTCTCCTGAGGAAAACAAGATCAGAGAAATGCTATGGAAAGAAATTATCGAATCAGTCCACGTACATGAAAACGACGTTTATCAGTGGTTGAAGGGCCAGCCTTCGGGCAACCCCATGACCACCATTCTCAATTGTATCGTTAACAACACCGCAATGAGGATGTGCTGGGACAGCATTTGGGCCGCTACTAGCAACCCTGCTATGCGTCCCCAATGGCAATACGACCGCAACGTTAGACACATCAGCTACGGCGACGACTCTGTCACTGCAGTCCATGATCGCGCTATCGAGACTTACCATCAAATCTCGGTAGCCGAACACATGTCTAAGTTTGGATTTACGTACACTGATGAAAGTAAAGGCGAAAACGGTGATATGGTTCCGTATAAGAACTTGAGCGAAATTGGCTACCTGAAGCGAACTTTCGAACTTGATGAACATTACGGACACTATATTGCTCCGCTATCCAAGGCCACGTTGAACAAGATGACCCAATGGGTTAAAACAAACGGTGAAAGTCCGCGTACTCAAATTGTTCAACGTTGTGAAACTGCCGTACGAGAAGCTGCCCTACACGATGGTGAGTACTTTCGATCTTTTAGGACGAGAGTTGCTAACGCACTCGAAGCCCAAGGATTGTTAGAACATGCTTACCTCCCTGTAGACCAACATGCTATTCGTGCTGAAATTCGCTACGCTAGCGAAGACATGACCAACAAGATGGTCGATTTATCCGATCTGTAAATTTAGAAAGAAATTAGGTTCTGGTTAATAAATGTTTCACTTCCGCTTTTGGTGTAACTACCCGTATCTTTCTATCTTATTTTAGCTTTATGCTTAAGTCCAGTAAACTGCCATATCATACCTAGCTTGGTACGCGACCGTATGACGTAGATTACAAAATGTGCCACTAACAACTCAAAGAATAATTTTAAACTTGAAAACATGGACACGAACATTGCTATCTCTGACTATCCTACTCCGCCCAATTCTCCGACCGTCGCTTTCGAACAGCTTCGTCACGAAAAACCTTTATTTGAACGCTCTGACTCTATGCAAGTCAACACAAGCAAGCTCGATTTGGCCTCGCGCGAATTCGACTTTGCTGACTTACACGGAATTTCTACAATGGAACAGTTACCTGAAGACGTTGCAGAACAAGTCGTAGCTGATGAAGGTTGCCCTGACGATTGCGAATGTCATAAGACTCAGGGCACTCAGACCGACAAGGTCTCAAAACATGTTTGCTGTCCTCGAACAGCTAGTTTCAATTTCAAATTTTCTCCACGCGGGATTGTAACCTCCCTCAACTGTGCCAAAGGTGGTCCTAAGTGCGCTTCTGTACAAGAGCACACTGGAACAAATGAAGCCGTTGATGAGGTACAAGCTGATGTGATGAAGTTTGCCGATGACGTAGAAATTACTAAGAATTCTTTAGATCATAATTCAAGAGACATTGA